TTAATATCTTGTACATCTGCTAGTGCATAAGCTACAAAATAAAAAGCGAATATAAGAGCAAAGATAATAAATAATAAAGGAACTATCATAGACCCTCCTTTTTCCACCATTCATTAGCTTTCATAAGACCAAACTCCTTTGTAAGTCTTACTAGGATTTGCCATTGTGGTAATCCTTTTCTTTTTAGTTGGTCATACATTGTACGTATTTCCATGTTGCCTCCATTGATTTTTTTTGTTATCATATCTATATTGTTACATTAATTATTATTAACAGTCAATAAATATTATTAATTATTATTATATATGTGTCCATTATGGGTTATCATAAAAGAAGAAAATCGGCGAGAAAACTAGTAGATATTGAAAGATATGTTTCTAAATGTATGTATTGTAATAAGGATATTTATTCTACTGATAGCTTTGTTGCTTTAGTTAAAACATTAGAACCTGCTACTTATAATTATGCTCACTATCAATGTATGAAAGATGAAGATAAGAAACAACAACAAGACCCAAGACACAATCAATTTTAACAAAATCGCGAAATAAACTTGCGATTGTACCCTTATAATGCTAGACAGATCATAATAGGATAACTACATCTAAGATAGACAATTTATAGTTGTAATATAAGATAACCTACTACATGTTGTATTATTATCACTTCTGTTGTATATAAGTCACAGAAGACAACCAGACCGTCAAATGTTCGGTATCACATGGGAAAAAAACATGATTGAAAGATTAGAAGAAGAAAGTCAGAAGAATTATTCTCTATACTGCGTATATCAAAATATGGGCAGAAATAGGAGCTTAGCAAAGGTTGCAGAGCAAACAAGTATATCAAAAAGGTGGATAGAGTCCTTATCATCTAAGTATGATTGGACACATAGAACCGAAGTGTATGATACTCATCAGCAACAGCTTCTTTATGAGGGTATGGCTAAAGAGATAAAAGAGATGGGTAAGAGACAAGCTAGTTATAGTTTACAGATGATAACTGCTCTTATTACCCCTGCTCAAGAGTTATTAAAGAGATTAAAAGATAAGAATGGTAAACTTGATTTCGCTGATATAAGTGATACAGATTTAGTACAGACTGTTTCTAGATGTGCTACTGCTTTCAAGTTACTTACTGATGTAGAAAGATTAGCAAGAGGTGAACCGACAGACATACAAGCATTGTCAGTTAAACCAAAGATAGATACAAGTTTCATAGATAAAATAGGATCAAACGAAGAGAGTAGTAAACTTGCCACAGAGTTACTTGCAAAAATCAAAGATACTAACTAGTCAACCAGCAGGGTTAGCTATCTTACATAGTCAGGGTCAATGGCAATTCCCTGCTCACTTACAGCTTCTTAATCAGAAGTTATTACAGGTCGCTACAGGTAAGATTAAAAGATTAATTATTAATATGCCACCTCAACATGGCAAGAGTGAATTTACATCTAAATACTTTCCAGTTTGGTATCTAGCAACACATCCTGATAAGAAAGTAATATTATGTTCATATGAAACTAATTATGCGATAAGTTGGGGACGTAAAGCTAGAGATGTATTTGATGAGTGTGTACCTGAATACTTTGGAACTAAAAGAAACATGAGGGTAAACATTCAAGGAAACTGGGAAACATCAAAGGGTGGTTACATGTATTGTGTCGGTGTAGGTGGTGGTATTACAGGTAGGGGTGCAGATGTATTTATTATAGATGACCCAGTAAAGAACAACGAACAAGCTATGTCACAGGTTTATAGAGATAAAACTGTAGATTGGTTCCAATCAGTTGCTTCTACTAGGTTAAGTCCTAATGCTTCTATAATAATTATTATGACACGTTGGCATCCTGATGACTTAGCTGGTAGGTTAATATCACAGGATAAACTTGGTGGAGATAAATGGGAAGTTGTATCTTTACCAGCTATTGCTGAACAGAACGATCCTATAGGACGTAAGTTAGGTCAAGCTCTATGGGAGGATAGATATAACATAGGTGTATTAGAGGATAGGAAAAGACAGGTAGGTGAGTTTTGGTTTCGTAGCATGTATCAACAACAACCTTACTTTAAGGGTGGTAGAGTGTTCGCTGATGCTAATTTCTTTGGAAACGAGCCAATAGGAGGCATTTTAGGGTTAAGTGTAGATTTTGCATATTCACGAAAGTCGTATAGTGATTACTCGGTAATAGGGGTTGGTAAGTGGTATAACCAAAAGCTGTACCTGATAGATTGGTGGAGAGGACAAGTTGATGCGAGCCAGTTTGCGTCAATACTAAAAAAATATCAGTTAAAATACGATAGTCCTATACATACGAATATCGGTGGTACAGAAAGAGGCATAGTAGATTTTTTAAAAAAAGAGCATGGTTTAAGAATATTAGATAAACCAGCTACTACAGATAAGTTTAGTAGGGCACAACCAGTTAGTGCAGCTTGGAATGATGGTCGGGTATTATTACCTGAGAATACAAAATGGACTCAACCTTTAGTACATGAGGTTGCAAGTTTTACTGGAGTTAATGATGTACATGATGACCAAGTTGATGTATTAAGTACCTTGTACAATAGTTTAAACAGAAGTCAGAAACCTTTATGGAGAATAAGTTAAGATGGCAATATTTGACAACGTAAAAAAATTTTTCGGAACTAACACACCACGAAAGCAAAGTAATAACAATATAACTTTTTACGATAAATTAAGTTATAACGTCTACCCAAAAGATAGGTACGACCAGTTAGCAAAAGAGGGCTACCAAGAAAATGCAGTAGCTTATAGATGTGTAAATGAAATTGCTAATGCGGCAAGTAGAGTTAAGATAAATGTTTTTAGAGGTGATCAAGAATTAGAGGATCACCCAATTTTAGATTTATTAAAAAACCCAAGTCCAAATTATGGACAAGTAGAATTTTTTCAAGCAGTCTATGCTTATTTATTAATTAGTGGTAATAGCTATATTTTACAAAATGGTCCTGAAACAGGAGAACCACAAGAGCTGTACCCATTAAGACCTGACAGAATAAGAATACAACCAGCTTCAAAAGGTAATTTACCAAGTGCATATAATTATATGTTAGGTGGTAAAATTGTTGATCAATATATTGTAGATAGAAAAACAGGTCAAAGTAAAGTTAAACACATTAAGCTATTTAATCCATTAGATGATTATTATGGTTTGTCACCTATTATGGCTGCAAGTATGGATATAGATCAACATAACTTGTCAAATAAACATAACGTAGCTTTATTACAAAATGGTGCAAGACCAAGTGGTGCAATTGTATTTAAACCTAAAGATGAAACAGGTGGTGATGTACAATTAACAGATTCACAAAGAAATCAAATTGTAAATGATTTAAACTCAAGATTTCAAGGACCAAACAATGCAGGTAGACCCATGTTGTTAGAGGGTGATTTTGATTGGAAGTCAATGGGTATGAGTCCAAAAGATATGGACTTTACACAATTAAAAAACTTTAGTGCAAGAGATATAGCACTTGTTTATGGTGTACCAAGTCAATTAGTTGGTGTACCTGATTCACAAACTTATAGTAACCTTGCAGAAGCAAGACTTGCTCTTTATACAGAAACTGTTTTACCTTTAATGGATAGACTACAGTCAGATATGAACGAGTGGCTTACACCTCAGTTTGGTGATGATTTAAGATTAAGTTATGACATTGATAGCATACCAGCTATGGCAGAACAAAGACGAAGAGTATTTGAGTCTGTAACAAGTGGTGTACAGAATGGTATTTTAACTCGTAACGAAGCAAGAGAACAATTAGGTTATGACACAATGGATGGTGCAGATGAATTATTAGTAAGTGCAACTTTAATGCCTCTTAATACTGTTAATGAAGAATCACCAAAAGATGAAACTGCTCCTGAAGAACCAACAACAGAAGAAGATACTAATTCAATTAACATTATAGAAATGATGTTAGATTTAGATAAAGATTTAGATGAACTTGTAAAAGCAGAATCAGATATAGATACAGTACCAACAGATGGTATGGTTACAGAAGCTAAAAAAGGTTTAGAGTGGAGAAAAGAATTTAATAGAGGTGGTACTAGAATAGGTGCTACAAGAGCAAGTCAAATAGTTGCTAAAGAAAGATTATCACCATCTACAGTACGTAGAATGAAATCATTTTTTGCAAGACATGAAGTTGATAAAAGAGCAGAGGGTTTTAGACCAGGAGAAGAGGGTTATCCATCAGCAGGTAGAATAGCTTGGGCTTTATGGGGTGGTGATGCTGGACAAACATGGTCAAATAAAAAAGCTGACCAACTTGATAGAGAAAGAAATAAATATTTAGAAAATGTATCAGAACTTACTGATGAAAATTTTGAAGAGAAACAATTAACTGCAGCAGTAAAAAAAGGTCTTAAAAATAAAGTTGATAAACACAATGAAAAGCATGGAGATAAAAAAGGTAAAAGAGTTACTTTAAGAATGCTTGGAGCTGTATTTAGAAGAGGTATAGGTGCTTATAGAACAAATCCTGGAAGTGTAAGACCAAGTGTTACTTCAGAAGAACAATGGGCTTATGCTCGTGTTAATGCGTTCCTTTTTGCAGTAAGAACAGGAAGATTTAGATCAGGTAAGTTTGACTTAGATTTATTACCAAGTGGACATCCACTTAAAACGTAGAGGTTAATATGGCAAAAATTAAATTTATTAGAACAACTTTAAACATTGAACATAATGAAGATACAAATGGTTTTGATGTTGTTATAAGATTAGGTTCTTTACCAATGGAAGAAGATGCTTGTGAACTAGCAACAGCTTTAGTTTTACAAAATGGTGTTAAGTTTGAACATAATCCTGAAACAATAACTTTACACTAATGTTTAATGCAAAACAGATTAAAAGATTTGGTTCTCAAATTAAAAGATTAGAATGGGAACGACAAAATAGATTAAGAATACCTTATGAAAAAAATTTAGAAAGGTTATTAAAAAATTATTTTAATAATTTAGCAGAATCATCTGTTATAGCTTTTGAAACAGGTGAAGATGTTTACTTTCAAAATAACTTAGACAATAGCTTTACTAAGTTACAAAATATTTTTAGAGTACAATATAATGTTATAGCAAGAGAATTTAAAAATAATGCTCTTAACAGAACACAAAACGTAAAAGATTTTGATACAGAATTTGAAATTGCTTTAGCACAATATATAAATGGTAATGTTGCTACACTTGTTACAGAAATAAATGAAACAACAAGACAAGCTATAGCAAATGATATTTTGTTTAGTACACAAAATAATTTAGATTTACCACAAACAAGTAATAGAATTAGAAATACTTTAATAGGTTTTGGTTTATGGAGAGCAAGTTTAATTGCACGTACAGAAGTACATAGAACAGCTTCATGGGCTAATGAGCAAACTGCATTACAAATGAATATTGCAGGAACAGTAAAAGAATGGGTAAGTGTTCAAGATGATAGAACAAGAATTACACATGCTTTCGCTGATGGACAATTGGTTGGTATTAACAGTAGATTTGTAGTGGGTGGTGTACCACTTAAATATCCTGGAGATCCTGCTGGTGGTCCTGAAGAAACGATAAACTGTCGGTGTGTTGTTGTTTACACAACACCTGATTACTTAACAGGAGTATAATATGGAACTAATTATAGGAATAATTATAGGTTATGTAGGTTGTATTTTCTTTCATAATAAGATAAAGGTGATGGCTAAGTCTTTATTTGAAAAAATTTGGAAAGATTAATGCCTTTAGTAAAACCAAAAAAAGAAGAAAGACGAGAGAATTTTTTAGAGAGATGTATGGGTGATGCAACATCAGTTGATGATTTTCCAAACAGATCACAAAGATTTGCAGTCTGCAACGACTTGTATGACAATAGAAATAAGGAGGACAGTAAAATGTTAGAAGAAGAAAAGTATCATAAAAAACCTAAAAAAAAAGAAGAAATAGGTAAAGATAAATATGACAATCCAGGCCAAGCAAATGCAAGAGCTAAGGAGATTGGTTGTTCAGGTATTCATACACATGATGAAAATGGTAAAACAATTTATATGCCATGTAAAACACACGATGATTATATGAACGCATTATCAAATAAACCTGATGAAGAGAAGCCAGGAAAAAAACCAAAAGATGAAATGAGTTATGATGATGATGATGACAAAAAGAAACCAAAGAAAAAAGAAATGGAAGAAGATAAAGATTGTGTAGATGGAACATGTATGTGTGAAGAAACACAAAAACAAATTTATTATGCTGAAATAAAAACAGAACAAGAAGGTGTTTTTAGTGGATATGCATCCACGTTTGGAAATGTTGATCAAGGTAATGATATAGTTGCCAAAGGAGCATTTACAAAAAGTTTAGCAGAAAAACCAGCAAACAAAGTTAAGCTGTTATCTCAACATAAAACAGATCAACCTATTGGAATCTTTACAGATATGTTTGAAGATTCAAAAGGTTTATTTGTAAAAGGTAAATTAGCATTAGGAACTCAAAAAGGTAGAGAAACTTATGAGTTAATGAAAATGGGAGCAATAGATGGTATGTCTATTGGTTTTAGAGCTAATCCTGAGAAACAAACTTATAATGAATCTAAAAGAACAAGAACTTTAAATGAAGTTCAACTTTTAGAAATATCGCTGGTTACATTTCCTATGAATGAAAGAGCTATGGTTCAATCAGTCAAAGGAGATAAAAGTATTCGTGAGTGGGAAACTATCTTGAGGGATTCAGGAGGTTTATCACGATCAGAAGCTAAGGTAGGAGCTAAGGCTCTTATGGAAGCTTTATATCATCGGGATGATGACACAAAACAGTTAGCAGACCTTATTTATAAGGTAGCTGACATTTTAAAAACAAACAAACAAATCTAGGAGAAAAACAATGGCTACATTAGATAATAATGAAGTAAAGTCCGCTGTTGAAGGTCTTGGAAAAGCGTTTGACGAGTTTAAAAAAACTCACCAAGAAGAACTAAAGCAAATCAAAGAAAAAGGTTCTGCTGATGTTATTACTTCTGATAAATTAAAAAGAATTGAAAAATCTCTTGATGATTTAGAAGATGTTAATCAAAAGGTGACTAAACAAAAACTTAGTCAAGACGAACAAAAAGACCAACTTAACAGAATCGAAACTATGATTTCTAGACCTGATTTCGGAAGAGGTAACTTAGTTACTGATTCAAAAGAAATGGAAGTCTACAAAAAATGGTTAAGAGAGGGCAAAGAAGCTTTAGGACCTGAAGAAATGAAAGTCCTTACTGCTTCCAATGATAATACTGCTGGTTACTTAGCTCCACCCGAGTATGTGAGAGAATTAATCAAAGGTATTGTTGAAATCAGTCCAATTAGATCAATTGCTAGAGTTAGAAGTACAACTAATAGATCTGTGCAAATTCCAAAAAGAACTGCAACTTTTGCAGCAACCTTTGTGGCAGAGCAAGGAACTAGAAGTGAAACTACTGGCTATGCAGTCGGTCTAGAAGAAATACCAACACATGAACTATATGCGTTAGTAGATATTTCAGAACAAGAGTTAGAAGATTCAGTCTTCAACCTTGAGCAAGAAATGTCATCAGAGTTTGCAGAGCAATTTGCAAAAGCTGAGGGTAATGCATTCGTGTCAGGTAATTCAGTTGGAAAACCTGAAGGAATAGCACAAAACTCATCTGTAGGTACAACTGCATCAGGGTCGTCAGGAACATTTGACGCAAACTCTTTGATCAGCTTATACCACGCAGTAAAACCTGACTATTCTAGAAATGGAACATTTGTATTCAACAGAGCAACTCTAGCTTTAATTAGAAAGTTAAGAGATGGTGCTGGACAATATGTGTTTCAAGCAGGATTCTCACTACAAGTGGGTGTTCCAAATACAATTTTAGGTGCGCCTTATGTTGAAGCAACAGATGTTGCAGACATAGGTTCTTCTACAAAACCAGTTTATTTTGGTGATTTTAGAAGAGGGTACATGATTGTTGATAGAACTACACTTTCAGTAATGAGAGATCCATTCACTCAGGCAACATCAGGAAACGTGCGATACATTGCAAGAAGAAGAATCGGTGGACAGGTTATTTTACCTGAAGCTATTCAAATTCTACAATGTGGAGCATAATAATATAGGAGGATATAAAAATGCAAGACGGAAAATCAGGTATAGCGATTGACGAAAGTTTAAATGCTATCGTAAAAGACGCAGATACAAATTGTACTGCAATTGATTCACAAGGCTTTTCTTCTATAGTGCACGTTGTAAACGTAGGTGCGCCAGGAATTACATTCAGTACAACTCACAAAGTTGAAATTGAATTAGAACATTCTGACGACAATGCTACATTTACTGACGTTACATCTAATACAGATGTTACTGGAGGAACAGTAGGTACTAATGGTCTTTTCCAAACTATAGATGCCAATGGTGACTGTAATGCAGTCTACGCAATTGGTTATGTAGGTGGAAAGAGATACTCTAGAGTTGTATTAAACTTTAGTGGTACTCATGGAACAGGTACTGTATTTGGAGTAGTTGGTGTTAAAGGAAGACCATTAAGTGGTCCAACTTCATCACAAGCGAATCAATAATAATTAAACAAGTGTGGGGGAGCAATTCCCCACATTTTAAATAGGAGTGCTTTATGAAAAAAATTAAAAAGTTTTTTAAGAAGTGGTGGAAAAAAATTAATACGTATATCGTAGGAGGATATTTAAGATGAAAATAAAAATGAAAAAAGATGTAATAGGTGCAGTTGATAATGGTACTTCAACAATGTTGTACAAAGCTGGACAAACTTACACAATCTCAACTAAATTAGAAATGGAAATGGCAACTGTTTGGATGAACGATGGAAGAGCAGAAAAAGGTGTTGCAGAAAAAGCAACTAAAGTTGTAAATGAAATGGAAAAAAAAACTGAGAAAAAAAGTAAAAATATTTTAAAAAAAATATTAGGTAAAAAGAAAAAATAAATAGGAGTTAAAATGATTTATTCAATAGTCAATTCAGTAGGTTTAGCAGTAGCTAATTCAAGTGCTAGTACATCTGCATTAGTAGTACCATCAGGATTAATAAGAATTGCATCTACAACAAATGCTTACTTTACTATAACAAGTAGTGCAGGAACTGCTGATAATACAGGAAATGTTATTGGAGCAGGACAAGAAGTAATTATAAAAGTAGATAATGGTTCTTTTTTAAATGCTATTAGAGATACTGCAGATGGTAGAATAAGTGTTAGTTGTGTTAGACCTGGTAATCCTCTTGGAGAGTAATTATCATGGCAGGTTTAACAATATCAACAGCTTGGACTGAAACAGCTATAACTTTAGCAGAAGCAAAAACACATTTGCGTATAGATGGGAGTGAAGATGACACTTATCTAAATGCACTTATTTCTACTGCACAGTTTACTGCTGAGAAATATACAGGTAGAGCAATAACAAACCAAACATTAAAATTAGGTTTAGATGGTTTACCTTATGTAAGTGATGCAATACATTTACCTGAAGGTTTTTTTACTGCTCCTGATATTAATAGATCATTAGGTTATATTGTATTACCTAGACCACCTTTAGTTTCAGTTACACATTTTAAGTATTATGATGAAGATAATACAGCAACAACATTTGCTTCAAGTAATTATCATGTTGATACTCAAACAGAACCAGGTCGTTTAGTTTTAAAAAGAGGTAAAACATTTCCAAGTGCAAGTGATTTAAGAACAGCTAATGCTTATGAAATTACTTATGTTGCAGGTTATGGTAGTAGTAGAGATGACGTACCAACACCAATTAAACAAGCAATTAAATTATTAGTAGCACATCTTTTTGAAAATAGAGAAGCAGTAACTGATAAAAGTGCTAATGGAATACCATACACAATATCAGGAATGCTTGATCCATATAAAATTAAAAGATTAAATTCAACATTAGGAGGCTAACATGCCAGCAGTTTCTAAAGTTGGTAGACTCAGAAATAGAGTTACTTTTAAAACTACAACATTATCAGCAGATTCTTATGGAGGATTTGGAAAAACAAATAGTTCTTTCTTTAATGCCTTTGCAGAAATAAAACCAAAAGTTGCTCAAGACAGAGTACAAGGTGATCAACAAACAAGCCCACAAAGGTTTGAAGTTATAATAAGATATAGAAGTGATAAAACAACTTTAGATACAAGTTACATTATGACTTATGATTCTGTTAATTATAATATTATATCTATAGAAAATCCAAATAGTTATAATAATTATTTAAAACTTATTGTAGAAAAGGATGTAGCAATATGAAAATTTTTGTTGATATTAAAGATTTTGAAAAAGTCCAAAAAGCTATGGATGAATTAGTTGCTAATGTTGGTAAACCATTTGAACAAGTTTTAGAGGGTGGTGGACAAGAAATAAGAAAAGAAGCAGTAAGAAGTATTCAACAAGACCCAAAGAGTGGTGTTATCTATCAAAGGTATAATCCAAGAAGAAGACATCAAGCTTCTGCAAAAGGTGAATCACCAGCAAGTGATACAGGGTTTTTAGTAAGTCAAATTAAAGTTAAAAAGAAAAATAAAGATGAGGTGATTGTAGAGAGTACAGCACCTTATTCAGCTTTTTTAGAATTTGGAACAAGTGAAATGGGTGAAAGACCATTTATGCACCCAGCAACAATGAGGGCTTTTCCAAAGATAGCAAAAGCAGTTTTTAATAAAGTTGTAGAAAAAGTTAAGGAGTTTAAAGTATGAGTACTCATAGTCTTGCTTTACAACAAACAATATTCAATGCCTTAGATGGTGACAGTACGTTGCAATCTTTGGTCAGCGATGTCTATAATTTTGTACCACAAAATACAGCATATCCTTATATTCAAATAGGAGATGACAGTTTAGTTGATAATAGTACAAAAAATTTAGATGGTAATATACACTCTATTGTGATACATACTTGGACAAGATACAGAGGCGATAAAGAAGCTAAAGAGATCATGGCTAGGGTATACGAATTATTACACAATAGTAGTTTATCAGTATCAGGAGCCAGTCTTGTTAATGCAAGATTTGATACTTCTGATATTCTAGTTGATCCTGATGGGATCACAAAACATGGTGTTCAAAGATTTAATTTTGTAGTCTATGACACTTAAAATTATATAGGAGGAAAATAAAATGGCAGCAGGAAAAGGTAGTAGCTTTTTATTAAAAGATAACAGCACAGGTACACCAGCGACTATTGGTGGTCTAAGAAGTACATCAATGACAATCAATGGTGAAATGGTAGATATTACAGATAAAGATTCAAACGCATTTATATCAAGTGGTAATGACAAAGCTAGAACATTATTACAAGGTGGTGGAGTAAGAAGTTTATCTATATCAGCAAGTGGAGTATTTACAGATTCATCAACAGAAAACATTCTAAGAGGTTTTGCTTTTGATGGAGCAATACAAAACTATGATTTAGTATTCTCAGATGGATCTAAAATTGCAGGTGCTTTCTTAATAACAAGTTATGAAAGAGCAGGTGAATTTAATGGTGAAGAAACTTATTCAGTAACATTAGAGTCATCAAACACAATAACATACACTAATGCGTAATATATTATGGCAATAGAATGGACAAATGGTTGGAAAGTGATTAACTTTGAAATTAATGACAATCAATATCATGGTTTTATAAAAGTAACCAAAAAAGGTGAAATAACTATAGAATGTAGAAAAGATGTTGATTGTCGTCCATTAGATAAAGTATTAGTTGATTCTTACAACCATCTCATAGTGCAAAAAATTACTATAACAGAAAGTAGAGCAGAGCTTATTTGTATAAAAGACGAAAAAGATGAATTAAAAAAGTCAATACAAACTAAGAAAAAACTGAAAAAAGCACTAGGAGATGAAAATGACGACACATAATAAGTACGCAGGTGAAATAAAAGCTTCACTTGGAGGCAAAGAGAGAGTTTTCAAACTTACCTTTGAAAGACTTGTACACTTAGAAGATGCAACAGGTAAATCTGTTTTGGATCTTTCAAGAGCAATAACATCACAAACTTTTAAAACAATGGATATTGTTGAAATAGTTTATCAAGGATTGCTAGGTGCAGGAGGTAAATTTGAAAAAAATGCAATTGGTAAAATGATATTAGATGATGGTATTGTTGGATCAGCAGGGATAGCATCAAATATATTAGCCAGTTTATTTTTAACAAAAGATGAATTAAGCCCTTTAGTAGAGGGGGAGAATCAATCATCAACAACAGATACCCAATCCAAAAATACCTAGAAGTAGGAACAGGTATTTTAGGATTCTCTCCTAAAACATTTTGGGATATGACACAGGCAGAATTTACATCAGCTTGTGAGGGATATTTATTAAAACATGGTAAAGGAGGAAAATTAAATCCAGTAACTTCAGATGAAATGAGAAAGTTAATGGAAGAATTTCCTGATTAATTATGGCAACACAAACAGCAACAGTAGAAGTAAAATTAACAGCAAATCAACAGAACCTTAGTAGAGGATTAAACAAAGCTACTAAGGATTTAAAAAAAACTGGAGATCAAGGTGCTAAAACACAAAAGAAACTTGCTCAAGGTGGTAAAGGTATACAGGAATCTTTTAGACGTGCCTCACAATCTATTGCAGCAATACAAGGTCCTTTAGGTCCAGTAGCTGGTCGTATTACTTCTTTAGGAACTATTATTGGTAATGTTGGTTTTAAAGTTGCAGCAGTAACAGTTGGTATTGCAGCATTAACTTTTGCATTGAAAGCAACTGTTGGTGTTATTAGTAGAGCAGAACAACAATTTTTAAAATTAGAAGCAATATTAAGAGCCACAGGAAACTCTGCAGGACTAACTTTACAAGAAATAGAAGAATTATCACAAGAGATTGGAATAGGAACTTTAGCATCTACACAAAAAGTTAGAGATGCGGCAGGTATTTTATTAACCTTTAAATCAATAAGTGGTGAAACATTTAAAGAAGCATTAAGACTTACTCAAGATTTAGCAGAAGTAGGTTTTGGTGATGTAAAACAAGGTGCAATACAATTAGGTAAAGCACTTGAAGAACCTATCGTTGGTTTAGGTGCTATGCGTAGAGTTGGTGTATCTTTTACAGAAGCACAAAAAGAAGTAATAAAAGTTTTGTCAATGACAGGACAAAAAGCTGAAGCACAAAGAATTATATTAGATGCATTAAATGAACAAGTTGGTGGATCAGGTAAGAAAGCTGCACAGGGTTTAGCTGGTGCAGTAGATACTGTTAATGAAAAGTTTGCAATATTTATTGAACAATCTAAATCAGGTAGAGCAACTGTAGAGTTACTAACAAAAGCATTAAATGGATTAGCAAACTTTTTTGATTCATTTGAAAAATCTATTGGCAGGTTAAATACTGAAAAACAACTTTTAGATTTTCTTGATGACATGAAAGAAAAACTAGAAGGTGTTCAAGAAATAAATAAAAAAGGTGGATTGTTTATTTTTGGTCATGGATCAGATGATGAAGAAAAAAGAATTTTAAAAGAGATAGAAAAAGCTGAAGAAAAATTAGCTAAAATGCGATCTGAGAAAGCTGAGAAAAAAAAGATTGCAGATGAAGGTCTTGCAAAAAGATTAGAAAAAGAAAAAACACAATTAACTGATATAGAAAAAGTTGCAGAAACAACATTAACTAAACAAATAAGAAACCAAGAAAGATTAAGAGAAAATGTTGGTAAAACTACCAAAGAACAAAAACTATTAAATGAAACAAGAAAATTAGAGGACGCATTAAGATCAAAACTTGGTGATAGTCCTATGGCACAAAAAGAAATAGCAAGATTAGTTAAAGAAAATACAGAAAATTTAGAAAGACAAATTGATTTAACTCATGAGTTTAATAAAGTACAATTAGCAGTACAACAAACTGTAGGTATATTATCTAAAGAATTTGATAAACTTTCTGATTCACTTGCAAAAGCATTTGTTACAGGTCAGACAGAGGGTTTAAAATTTAAAAATATTTTACAATCACTTGGACAACAATTAGTAAAAACAATTTTAGATTTAGTAGTATTCAATCAATTAAAAGCTGGTATTGAAGTTATAGGTGGTAAAGTTGGTACTGCTGTATTAGGTAAATTATTTGGAGGTGAGGGCAGGTCTGCAACTCACCATACAGATTTAGCAACAGGTGGTGCAGTATCAGGAAGTATGCCTAGATTAGTTGGAGAACGTGGTCCTGAGTTATTTGTACCAAACCAAGCAGGTCGTGTTATACCAAGTAGTTTAACACCTAACGCAGTATCAGGTGGTGGTGGTGTTGTGGTAAATCAAAACTTGAATTTTGCTACAGGGATTAGTAATACTGTAAAAGCAGAAATTTTAACACTTATGCCACAAATACAAAACCAAACAATAAGTGCTGTGGCAGAAGCAAGAATGAGAGGAGGAAAGTTTGCGAAAGCTTTTAAATAATTATGGCAGTATTTACACCATCTTACCCACTTACATTACCTACAGCTACAGGTATTAAGACACAAAATTTTAGCTTAACAAGAGTAGTAGCAGTAACTACTTCCCCATTTACATTTCAAACACAAGTACATCAACATCAAGGTGAATTTTGGAGAACAGTTATTAGTTTACCACCAATGCTTAAAGCTAATGCTCATCTTTGGTTATCTTTTTTATTACAATTAAGAGGTAGAAGAGGTACTTTTAAAATTGGTGATCAAGATTGTAAAACAATAAAAGGAACAGCTACAGGAACTGTAAGAGTAAATGGTGCATCACAAACAGGTAATCAAGTTGCATTAGATGGTTTTACTGCTTCAAGAGCAAATGTTTTTAAAGCTGGAGATTATATACAAATTAATTCTTACGTTTACATGGTTACTACAGATGCTACTGCTAATGGTTCAGGAGAAGCTGATGTAAAAATAGAACCAGCATTACGTTCAGGAATAGAAACAATAAATGATGATACTACTGTTGTCTATTCAAATACAACAACATTGATGAGATTAGATTCAAATGAAACAGGTTGGAATACTGATGAAGTAAGTAAGTATGGAATTAGTTTTTCAGCATCGGAGGCATTATAATGAAAAAAACAAAATCAAAATTTGATTATTTAAAAAAAAATATAGTAATAATTCCAGTTATAGGAGCAATCTTAGCTGGAACAGTTACATCAGTTCGTTATGTATTTACAATGACTGATACTATTTCAGTAAATAAAGAAATATTACAAGAAGTAACAAAAGATTTAGAAATTAAAAAAGAAGCACTTGCTGATATTAAAAAT